CGATGGACATGGGCAAGGCCTGGGTCGCGCACACGGACCTGACGCTTCTGGCGCTCACCTGCGAGCTCGCAGACCGTCGAGTCGAGTGGCTGAAGATCCTCGAGGTCGAGGGACCCGTGCTGTTCACAGACAAGGCCTACGCCTACCAGCACCCCATCGTCGGTGCGCTCAACACGCTCGAGCGAGAGCTGCTGTCCTGCCTCTCGCTGCTCGGCTTCACGCCCTCCGATCGCTCGCGACTCGGCGTCGCCGAGGTGACCGCACAGAGCAAGTTGTCGCAGATCCGTGGCCGCGCCTAAGGCCTGGCCCCCGGCGCTGCTCTCACCGGTCAGGCCTCGCGCCAAGACCGACGGCGAGCAGTGCTCGGAGTTCATCGAGGCCTTCTGTCGGATCACCAAGGACTCGATCGCCGGAAGGTCCGGCACCCCCATCACGCTCCGCCCCTGGCAGCGGTCGCTCATCAACGGACTCCTCGAGCGACGCGCTGACGGCCGACTGAAGCACCGTCAGGCGCTCATCGGGATGCCCCGCAAGAACGGCAAGAGCGCCCTTGCCTCCGGCATCGCGCTGTGGGGCCTCTTCTGCGGGCCTGACGGTGGCGAGGTCTACTCGTGTGCCGGCGACAGGGACCAGGCCCGCATCGTGTTCGGCGCCGCGAAGCGCATGATCGAGATGGACGCCGAGCTATCCGGTCTCGCCAAGCTGTACCGCGACGCCGTCGAGGTGCCCTCAACGGGTGCGATCTACCGGGTTCTCTCCGCTGAGGCCTACACGAAAGAGGGCCTGAACCCCAACCTTGTCCTCTTCGACGAGGTGCACGTCCAGCCGAACGACGACCTGTGGAACGTCATGGCGCTCGCGCAGGGCGCCGCCGTCGACCCGCTGCTTCTCGGGATCACCACCGCAGGCTCGCGCACCGACTCCCTCGGCCGGGACACACTCTGCTATCGGCTCTACCAGCACGGCCGCAAGGTGGCCGCTCGCGAAGAGGACGACCCGTCGTTCTACTTCGCGTGGTGGGAACCACGGCTCGGCACCGAGTGCAACCACGCTGACCCCGTCGTGTGGCGAGAGTCGAACCCCGGCTTCGGCGACATCGTCAACCCCGAGGACTTCGAGTCCGCCGTCAAACGCACCCCTGAGGCCGAGTTCCGCACGAAGCGGACGAACGTGTGGGTGGTCTCGTCCTCGAGCGCCTTCCCGCACGGCGCATGGGACGCCTGCCAAGCGCCGAACGACAACCCCGACGCCGACGAGGTGCTGTTCTGCGACGGATCGTGGTCGGGCGACTCCACCGGCATCGTCTCCGTCACCCTCAGTGACCGCCCACACTTCACCGTCCTCGACCTGTGGGAGCGCCCCGCAGACGGCGACGGATGGCGAGTCCCGATCGAAGAGGTCGAGGCGAACCTGAAGCGATACGCCCGCGAACGCAACGTCGTAGCGGTCGCCTTCGACCCGTACCGCTGGCAACGGACGATGCAGGTGCTCGAGGCCGAAGGCCTACCCATTGTGGAGTTCCCGCAGTCGAACGCCCGGCTCATCCCGGCGTGGAAGGACTTCTTCGACAGCGTGCTCGACCAGTCGGTCAGCCACGACGGGGACCCCCGTCTCGCCCGGCACATCGAGAACATGCGGCTGAAGATCGACCAGCACGGCGCCCGGCCAGTCAAAGAAACCGGCTCCTCGACACGCCACATCGACCTCGGCATCTGCGCCATGTGCGCTCTCGCCGAGGCACGCGCTCACCGAGCGCAGAAGCCGGCGCCGGAACCGTTCGCGATCTACGTGTGAGGAGGATCCGAATGGAGCCGATCGACGGTGTCCTCCTCGCGGGGATCGCTCTGCTCGTCGCAGGGGTCTACCTCACCCTCGGGCTGGGGGCCGCTCTCGTGGTCGCTGGGGTGTCCCTGGTGGCTGTGTGGCTGCTCCTGCACCTGTTCGGGACTGACGAGTGAAGGGCCTTCGCCGCCGCTCGGAAAAGGAACGCGGCCTCGACCTGTCGTTCCTCTTCGGTGGCCATCAGTACCCGCTCGGTCTCCAGACGACGTGGGGTGACCACACGAAGGAAGGCCCACCGTCCAGCCTGCTCGGGTTCACCGAACTCGCGTTGGCGTGCCCCCCGGCGTTCGCCGCTCAGCTCGTCCGGGCGAACCTCATCTCCCAGGCCCGGTTCGTGTGGCGCGCGACGCGCTCGGCGAAGAAGCCCGGCAACCTGTTCGGTAACCGCGACCTCGCGACCCTCGAGCGGCCGTGGACCAACGCGACGACCGGCGAACTGCTCTCGCGCATGGAGTGGCACGCCGGCCTTGCAGGCAACGCCTACGTGTGGCGTGACCGCCAGGCCAACCGGCTCCGGGTGGTTCGCCCCGATTGGGTGACGATCGTCGTAGCGTCCAACCAGGACCCCGAAGAGGCCGTGTACGCGCTCGACGGTGAGGTCATCGGGTACATCTACACGCCCGGCGGTCCCGGCTCGAAGTCGAAGCCGCGCACCCTGATGCCAGAGGACACGGTCCACTGGTCGCCGATCCCTGACCCGCTCGCCACCTACCGCGGCCTGTCGTGGCTCTCGCCTGTCCTGCGGGAGATGCAGGCCGACTCGTCGGCGACAGAGCACAAGATCAAGTTCTTCGAGAACGCCGGCACGCCGAACATGGTCTTCACGCTGGACAAGGATCTCCAGCCCGACGCCGTGTCCCGCTTCGCGTCGCTCATCAACGAGCAGTCAGCCGGCACGCAGAACGCCTACAAGAACCTGTTCCTTGGCGGCGGTGCCGACGTCACGGTCGTCGGCACCGACCTGAAGCAACTCGACTTCTCGAACGTTCAGGGCGCCGGAGAGAACCGCATCTCGGTGGCGTCTCGCGTCCCCGCCTCCATCCTCGGTATCCGTGAGGGCCTCCAAGGCTCCGCGCTCAACGCCGGCAATTTCGGCCAGGCCCGCCGCGTTCTCGCTGATTCGTGGCTGCACCCGTCGCTCGCCGACGTCTGTGCCGCCCTTCAGAAGCTCGTCAAGGTCCCCGACGACGCAGAGCTTTGGTACGACCCTGACATCCCCTTCCTGCGTGAAGACGCACAGGAAGCGGCAGCGACGCAGCAGACGCACGCCAACACGATGCGGACGCTGATCGAGGCCGGGTTCATCCCCGACTCGGTCGTCTCCGCGCTCGAGGCGAACGACCGCTCGCTGCTCGTTCACTCCGGCCTGTTCTCGGTGCAGCTCCAGACGCCGAACAGCTCGACCCCCACCGCCTGAGGAGGCAACAGATGGACGCTCCAACGGAGCTACTGGTCCGCGCCCGCTCGGGCGTGGAGATGCGTGCCGAAGGCGACGACCTTCCCACGCTGTTCGGTCACTTCGCGGTGTTCAACCGCTGGACCGAGATCGACTCCTGGTACGAGGGCCGCTTCATGGAGCGCGTCGCTCCCGGTGCGTTCTCCGACACGTTCCGCGAGGACCGCGAGAACCTGAAGGTGCTGTTCGACCACGGCCACGACCCGCAGCTCGGCAACAAGCCGCTCGGGCCGATCGCCGATCTCCGAGAGGACAAGGTCGGCGGGTACTACGAGGTGCCGCTGATTGACACCGACTACAACCGGAACTTCATCGTCCCCGCTGTCGAGGCCGGCCTGCTGGGCGCCTCGTTCCGCTTCGTCGTGACCGGCGACGCGTGGGACGACGAGCCGAAGGCGTCGGACTCGAACCCGCACGGCCTGCCGGAGCGGACGATCACGAAGGTCCGTCTCTCGGAGTTCGGCCCCGTCACCTTCCCCGCCTACCCCGACGGGACCACCGCCGGTCTCCGGTCGATGACCGACCACTACCTCGAGCAGATCCTGCGTCTCGACGATCTCGACGCCACGAACGACGCGCTGGTTCGCGCGGTCGAGCGTCATCCCCTTCTCCGCAACCTCAGCACCCGCACCGGCGTCACGGATGGCGCCGCGAACGGTGACGAGGGCACGTCCACCGAGGAGCCGAGTGCGGCCGGTGGACAGCGCAGCGGCAACACCACCATCCACCAGGCGCGTGCGCGTCTGGTCAACCTCTAAGGAAGGCACGCAATGCCCACCATCGAAGAGCTCCGCGCGTTCATCGCCGCGTGCGCTGAGCGCATGTCGGCCATCGCCGACACCGCCGCTACCGAGTCGCGTTCCGCGTTCGACGACGGCGAACAGGCCGAGTGGGACCAGCTCAACCGCTGGGTCGCCGAGGGCAACACCCTCATCGAGCGGCAGGAGGCCATCGGCCGCGCCGCCGCCGCCGGTCAGACCGTCGCCGGCTTCCACGCCCCGAACGTCAACACCCGCAAGAGCGAGGACCCGTTCGACGTCTCCCGCCTCGGCCCGCGTTCGTCGGCTGCCGAGGTCCGCGGCCAGGCGCTCGCGGCCATCGAGTCGCAGAAGCACACGAGCGACGCCGTTCGTGAGGCCGCCACCCGCACCGTCGAGCGGTGCGACAACGCCCGCGGCGACGTGTCGTGGCTGATCCTCGAGACCGGCTCCGACCTCTACCGCTCGGCGTACGCCAAGTACATCAGCGGGCAGGAGCGGGCGCAGACCCCCGAGGAGCAGCGAGCCGCCTCCACCACCACCACCGAGGGCGGGTACAAGATCCCGTTCAACCTCGACCCGACCATCATCCTCACGAACACCGGCGTCCAGGCCGGCATCCGCGGGGTTGCCAAGGTCGTGCGGGGCACCTCGAACAAGTGGAACGGCGTGTCGACCGCAGGCGTCACCGCCTCATGGGACGGCGAAGCGGCCGAGGTGTCCGACGACGCCCCGACCCTCGCGCAGCCCTCGATCGAGGCGTTCAAGGCGCAGGCGTTCGTCCCGTTCTCCATCGAGGTGGGGCAGGACTGGCCGAACATGGAGGGTGACATCACCGAGCTGATGGTCGACGCCAAGGAGCGGCTTGACGCCGCCGCCTTCGCGACCGGCTCGGGGACCAACCAGCCCGTCGGCATCGTCACCGCCCTCGTGGCGTCGTCCCCCACGGTCATCACGACCTCGATCACCACCGACACCTTCGCCGTGGCGGACGTCTACGCGCTGTTCGAGGCGCTCGGCGCCCGCTCCCGGTCGAAGTCGACGTGGGCGGCGAACCTGTCGATCCTCAACAAGATCCGGCAGTTCGCCACGGCGAACAACTACCACGGGTTCACCGTCGACATGACGGCCGACGGCATCCCCTCGCTGCTCGGCCGACCGGTCGTCGAGTCGTCCTCGATGGATGGGACCTACGGCACCGGCGACAACTACAACCTCGTCGTCGGCGACTTCTCCAACTACGTCATCTACGAGCGCATCGGGATGACCGTGGAGTACGTCCCCCACCTGTTCGCCACGGGCAACAACCGCCCGAGCGGCCAGCGCGGCATCTACGCCTACTGGCGTGTCGGTGCCGACAGCGTGAATGACAACGCGTTCCGCATCCTCAACGTCACCTGATCGTCGCTGCCTCAGGAGACGTTGACGCCCCCGGCCTTCGGGCCGGGGGCACCCCACCCCCTCATCATCGAAAGGAGCCGACGTGGCTCACCCCCTGGCCGTCGCTGCGGCCGAGACCCTCACGGGCAACCGCACGCTCACCAACGCCGAGATCCGCGAGGCGCAGATCTGGTCGTTCGATCCGGGCGGCTCCGCTCGCGATTTGACGCTCCCGACCGTCGCCGCTGCGAACGCCGGCCTTGTGCTCTACATCGCCAACAAGGCGGACGCCGCCGAGGTCCTGACCATCAAGGACGGCGTCGGCACGATCTGCACCCCCACGCAGAACGAGTCGGCGATCGTCTGGTGCGACGGCGCCACCTGGGACGGCATCGCCACCGCATCGTCCTGATCCCCCCGGAGGGGGCCGAGCAGCGCGGCCCCCTCCACCCCTACGCCCTAGGAGGCCCTCGCCATGCTGCGAGCCAAGGAGACGTTCTTCACCACGTCGAACCTCGTCGTCGTGCGTGGCGACCTGGTCGACGACAACGACCCGATCGTCAAGGGGCGCGAGCACCTGTTCGAGTCGATCGAGTCGGCCGTCAAGCCGTCCTCGGTCGAGCAGGCAACCGCCGCACCCGGTGAGCGCCGCTCCGTCACGCGCGTCGCGAAGCGGGCCTGAATCGTGCGCGTCCTCCGCAACACCGCGCTCTCCGTCCTCTCCCCGACGTTCGTCGGCGCGGACGGTGAGACCCCGACCGACACGGCGTCCACGCCGACGGCCGCGGTGTCGCGCGAGGACGGTACGTCCCTCTCCGCTCTCACGGTGACCGCCTCGTCGGTCTCAGACGGCGTCTACAGCGCAGCCCTCACGACCACCCACACCTCGCAGTTGGACCGCCTGAAGGTCACCTGGGGCGGTACTGCGGGGTCCCTCGCGCAGTCGTACGTCACCGAGCTCGAGGTCGTCGGGGCGCACCTCGTCTCGATCACCGAGATGCGCGACGAACGAGGGCTCGACAACACGACCTCCGTCCCGCTCGCGCTCCTGCGCCGGGTGCGGGACAAGTGGGCGCAGCAGATCGAAGACGCCTGCGGTGTCGCGTTCGCGCCCCGCTACGAGCGCGACGTGCTCCGCGGTAACGGAAAGTCCGTGCTCCTGCTGTCGAAGATCCGGCCGTTGTCGCTCATCGCGGTGACGATCGACGGCGTCTCGCAGACCCTCACGAACTTCTCACTGCACGACTCCGGCGCCATCGAGTACGAGGGCTCCACCTTCCCCCGCCCCTCCGGTGCCGGACCGAACGTCGTCGTGACGTACGAGCACGGGTTCCCGTCCTGCCCCGAGGACATCCGGCACGAACTTCTCAAGGCGATCCGCCAAGAGGTGCACCGGTACTCGAAGGATCTCCCGACGGACGCGATCTCGCAGGCGTTCCCCGACGGCCCCACGATCCGGTACTCCACCCCCGGACCCGACCGCCCGACCGGCATCCTCAGCTTCGACGCTCTCCTCGCCTCACCCGCCTATCGCTTCCGCCCGCCAGCGGTCGGCTGATGCCGTCCACGTCCATCCGGGTCAACTCGGCTGAGCGCATGATCGCGCTGCTCATCGCCGACCCCGCCAACGCGAACGCCACCGTGCGGTACGGCGCACCGATCGAAGACGTCGGCGAGCCGGCGTTCTGGGTGCAGCCCTCCGGCGAGGACGGCCAGACCGTCGCGCACATGCGTGCCGGTCGGAAGCACCGGACAGATCAGTGGGACCTACAGGTCTGGGCCACGGTCCACGTTGCCCCCGACGACGAATACGGCCTCGACGCTGCCCGACTCATCGAGTCCATGTGGGCGACCGTCGAGAACATCCTGGCGGACAACCCGACCTTGGCGCTCGACGGCAACGGTCTCTCCGGCCTGATGTGGGCCATGCAGGACGGCCGCTCAGACGGCCCTCGCGTCTCCCCCACGGAGACCGGATACGTCGCGTGGTGGGAGGGCCTCATCACCTGCCGCGCCCGCCTCACCTGAACCCCCAACAGGAGCAGACATGACCGACATCACCTACGTCGGCCCGTTCGACGCGGTCGAGTTCGCGCAGGGCGCCGTGTGGCGGACCGCCACACGCGGCGAGGTCATCTCGGTGCCCGACGGCGCCGCGGCGGAGCTCCTCGAGCAGCCCGACAACTGGCAGCGAGCCAAGAAGCCCACCACCAAGAAGGAGCCGGCCCGTGCCGCTTGAAACCCAGCTCGGCGTCAAGGCCGAGTCCACCTGGGGAACCGCTGTCGTCGTCGACCGGTTCTTCGAGTTCAACTCCGAGAGCATCAAGATGGAGACGGGGCGCGTCGAGTCCAACGCGCTCCGGTCCGGTCAGCGCGTCCAGCGCAACGACCGCTTCACGCCCTACATCAAGGGCGCCGCCGGCTCGATCGAGCTGGACGTGCTCTCCAAGGGCCACGGCTGGTGGCTCGAGCAGTGCATGGGCGCCGTCGCAACCGGGTCCATCACCGACTCGACGTACACGCACACCGGCACGTTCGGGACGCTGCTCGCGCAGGGCTTCACCCTGCAGGTCAACCGGCCACGCCACCCCGCCGGCACCGATCAGGCGTTCACCTACGAGGGCGGCAAGGTCGCGAAGTGGGGCTACAAGTGCGACGTCGAAGGCAACCTCGTCTTCACCGCTGACCTGGTCTTCGAGACCGGCGTGACCGCGACGGCTCTCGCGTCGGCGTCGTACCCGACGAGCATGGAGAACCTCTCGTGGGCTGGTGGCGCGATCACCATCGGCGGCTCCTCGGTCGGGGTCACATCGTTCTCGATGGAGGTCGACAACGGCCTCGACACGGCTCGTCACAAGATCCAGCCGTCCACGCTCCGGCAGGAGCCGGTGGAGGCGAAGAACCGTGAGATCACCTTCTCGCTGACCGCCGACTTCGAGGACCTCACCCAGTACAACCGGGTCATCTCGACGACCCGCTCGGGAGCGCTCGCAGCGATCGTCGCGACGTGGACCGCCCCCACCCTCGCGGGCACCACGACGTACCCGGAGCTCGAGATCACGATCGACTCCGCTCGGTTCGACGACATCAGCGACGCCAACGTGTCCGGCACCGACCCGCTGATGCAGACCCTCACCGGTCGCGGCCTCTACGACGGGTCGGACAGCCCGGTGACCGTCGCGTACGTCTCGGTGGACTCGAATCCCTGATGGCGAAGCGTCGTCGGCGCATCAAGCCTGTCGGGAACCCGATCCAGGTCGAGGGCGCCGACGACATGGCCCGCGCGTTGCGCGAGGCCGGCGTCGAGACACGCAGACAGGTCCGCAACGCCAACCAGCGGATCGGCAAGAAGGTCGAAGGCTGGGCGAAGACCGAGGCCCGCGCCGGCACACGGATGCAGGCGGCAGCGTCCAAGGCCCTCCTCGGCGGCTCCACGAACGACTACGCCTTCGTGCGCATCACCCGCGACAAGAAGGTCCCGTTCGCTCTCGCAGCGTTCTGGGGGGTCAAGGGGCGCCGTGGCTGGTACGCGTCCGAGAAGTACCGGTCGAGCGGCAAGGACCAGTTCCCGGCGTGGGTCGGGACCGGTTGGAAGTGGGGCGGCAGCGGAGGCCCCTACGCCATTAACGACACGCTCCGCAAGCGGGAAGACGAGGTCGTCGACCTCTACCGCGACGCCATCGAAGAGGCGTTCTCCAACGCCGACCTACCACTGGAGTAGCAGCGAAATGCCCCCACCCAAGGCAGCGAAGAAGTCCAAGCCGGAAGGGGTGACACTCGGTCTGAACGTGAACGGGGTCGACTACCTCTTCTCGTTCGCCGACGTCACGTCCCGCCACGAACTCGACCTCTACAAGCAGTCGGGTCTCACGATGGCGGACTTGAAGGAGGCGACCCGCAGCGGCTCGTTCCCCCGGTTCGCGCTCGCAGCGATCATGTACCTCGCGCTCCGTCAGGCGGACAAGGGCGCGACGTACGACAAGATCCTCGCCGAGCTGGACGACGACTGCCACGTCGAGGCGACCACGCAGGACGCCAAAGCCCCGGAAGCCTGAGGCGTCAACTGCGGAGGCACCTGCCCGCGTTGGCGCACTGGTTCGGGATCAAGCCGTGGGAGATCGACGACCTCACGGGCGAAGAGGCCGGGGTGTTCCTCGAGACCCTCGCGAAGTGGCAAGAGAAGAAGGGACGGTGATCCGTGGTCGGTAAGAAGGCGATCACTGTCCAGATCAACGGCGACGCCTCGCAGCTCGACTCGTCACTTGATGACGCGTCGGGCGCGATGGACGACTTCGCCGGGGGCGGTACGGCCGCGTGGGGCGCTGCCCTCGCGGCCGGCTTCGCCGCGGCTGCTGCGCTGGCGGGTGCGGCGTTCGTCAAGGGCTTCTCGGACGCGATGGCGAACGAGATGAACATGGACAAGCTCTACGCCCAGATGGGCATCGAGGACGGCTCAGCCTTCGCCGAGGATCTCGGAAAGGTGGCCGGGGACCTCTACGCCGGCGCGTACGGCGAGTCGCTCGGCCAGGTCAACGAAGCGATCCGGGGCATCTTCACGGCCGGCGTCGTGCCCGAGGATGTCGACAACGGCACGCTCGAGAGCCTGTCAGCGAAGGCCCTCGACCTCGCGGCCGTGTTCGACAAGGACGTCAACGAGGTGACCCGCGCGGCCGGGCAGTTGATGCGCAACGGTCTCGCCAAGAACGCAGACGAGGCGTTCGACATCATCACCCGAGGGTTCCAGCAGGGAGCCGACACGGGCGGCGACTACCTCGACACGATCAACGAGTACGGGACCAAGTTCCGCGACCTCGGCCTCGACGGCGTTGCTGCGACGGGCCTCATCTCGCAGGCGATGAGGGCGGGCGCACGCGACTCCGACTTCGCCGCGGACGCGCTCAAGGAGTTCTCGATTCGGGCCATCGACGGGTCGAAGACCACCGTCGACGCCTACGCCTCGATGGGGATCTCGTCGTCGGACATGGCGGCCGACATCGCCGCTGGCGGTGACAGGGCGAAGGCCGCGCTCGACCTGACGCTCGACTCGCTGCGGGCCATCGAGGACCCCGTGCTCCGAGACGCCACGGCGGTCAAGCTCTTCGGCACGAAGGCAGAGGACCTCGGCGACTCGCTGTACGCGATGGACCCGTCGTCGGCAACGCAGGCGCTCGGTGAGGTGACCGGTGCTGCGGAGAAGATGGGCGACACCTTCGCCGACAACGCTGGGACGAAGATCGAGTCGTTCAAGCGGACCGTTTCCACGGCGCTCGCCAACTTCGTCGGTGACACGATCCTGCCGGCCGTGTCGGGCGCGATGGACTTCCTCGGGCCGGTGTTCACGAACCTCGCGAACGCGTTCGAGACCGACGGGCTGCCCGGCGTCCTCACGAACCTGAAGCAGACCCTCGCGTTCTTCGCCCCCGCGATCGGCGACAGTCTCAAGGACATCGCCGCCGGGGCGTGGAACCTGTTCGTGGAGGGCTGGAAGCTACAGATCCAGGCGGCCCCGGCGATCTGGACCGAGGTGCTCAACGCGCTGTCGGCGATCCTGCCGAAGATCGGCGACTGGTTCATCAACGAGGGCTGGCCGTACATCAAGGCCAACTGGCAGGGCTGGGTCGACTCGTTCCTCGGCTGGTTCGTCCCGCTTCAGGCGCAGCTCGGTGACGCGCTGTGGAACTTCATCACGACGATCGGCGGCTGGTTCATCTCGACCGGCGCTCCGTTCATCGTCGAAGAGGGCTCGAAGATGTTCCTCGGGCTGCTTCAGTGGCTCGCGACGGACCTGCCCCCGCTGCTGATCGAGGGCTTCGGCTACGCGATGGGCGCCCTCATCGAGTGGATGGAGACCGACGGCGCAGCGTGGGCGCTGTCGGGCGCTGCGGGCATGTGGAACGGGATCGTCAACGGGTTCGTGGACGCGATCAACACGATCATCATGCTGTGGAACGACCTCTCCTTCTCGACCCCCGACCTGCCCGGCACGGACTGGGGCGGGCAGGACGTCAACACCCCGAACATCGCCACCATCGGCGCGGGCATGTCGGCCGCACCGTCGACCTCGGGCAAGAGCGCCGGGGGCGTCAAGCGGTTCGCTCAGGGCGGCGTCGTGTTCGGCCCGACGGTCGGTCTCATCGGTGAGGACTCGCGCACGACACCCGAGATCGTCACCCCCGAGGCGCTGATGCGGAAGGTCGTCCGTGAGGAGTCCGGCATGGGTGGCGGCCCCGTCTACCTCGTCCTCAAGGACGGCCGGGTGCTCGCCGAGGTCGTGACCGAGTCCACCCGAGGCAGGGAGCTGGCGCTGCGATGAGTCTCAACGTCGGCCGTGTCGACCTCGTCGACACGGCAACCCTGTCGCGCTCCCGAATGGCCCTCAGCCTCTCCGGTGACTACGTCGGCTCGTCCGTCGCCGAAGCCACCCAGCAGCGCGAGAACATGGTCTGGCTCGAAGGCACCATCGTCCCCGTCGCGTGGTCCGAGGACTCGACGGTGAACGGCTTCTACCGGGTGCGCTCGGTCGCGGTCACCTACAACGACGTGACCCTGTCGTCGGGCGTGTTCGGCTACCAGATCGAACTCGAGGCGCTCCCGCATCACCGCGCAGCGGAGATCGAAGCGTCGTGCAAGGGCGCCGACCGGACGAACGAGCCGGGCGGCGGCGTCACTCCGAAGCCGTGGTACGCGATCCCGAACGACTACATCGCCGTGAACCACGCGACCGGCAGCATCACGACCGGCACTCGCGTCGGGCCGGGCGGCACGGCGTTCGTGATGACCGGCGCCGGCTTCTACGACCGGTACGCCCGGTGGACGATCGCTGCGGCTGACTTCCTCGACATGGCTCCCAAGGTCCAGTTCGGTGGCGTCACCGTCGTGGGTCGGCAGTCGACGCTCACCCCGTTCGACGTCACGCTCGACAACGGCATCATCAAGATCGGGATGGCGACGGGGTCGGACTCGTTCACCGTCACGCTCCCCGCTGCGACCGCGTCGAACTGGGGCACGCCGTTCGGCCTGAAGGTTGGCTACTGGGACGGCGTCTCCGCGCTCACCGCGTTGGACCCTGACGCCTTCTACGCCGCGAGGATCACCCGCAACGACGCTGAGGTCTGTTCGGTGCGCTGGTCGTGGGAGTCGGCCGGCTACATCATCCACGTCGACACGACCCTTCGACGAGGCGCGGCGTGGGCTGACATCGTCATGTCGCAGGAGAGCGCCTACACCGATGTGAAGTTCGGTGTCGAGCAGTCGACGTGCACGACGGTCCACACCTCGCGCACGCTCCGCTCAGGCACGACGGAGGACAACTACCGGTTCCTCTTGTCGGACCCCCCGGCGCAGCAGCCGGGTAGCGGCGTGATGTACGCGACGACGGCGAGCGACCGTGACCGGTTCGGCATCGGCGTGATCCTCGAGGGTGGCTCCGCGACGAGCGAGAACGACACCGCCTCGGTGCGGGACCAGTTCTTCGCCGCCCAGCAGATCACCGAGAGATTCTCCGGGGTGCGCCAGTGAGCTCGGTCACCGAGGTGCTGATGGCGTGCGGCCATTGGGAACTGGATCTCGACCAGGCGGCCCCGCGGTCGATCGTGGAGAACATCCCGACGTGGTCGACGGTGTGCATCACCCCCGGTCGGTGTGACGGGTTGTCGCGTGCGGAGGTGCTCGCGCAGGCGACGTACTCCGGTGTGCTGCGGGCGCGGTCGGACAACCTCTGCAAGCTGTGGGGTCCGTCGATCATGGCGTGGCTCGGCGACGAGGACGGGAAGGGGCCGATCCCCGCGACCTCGGGCGTGACGGGCGCGACGTCGGCTCAGGACATGATCTCCGACCTGTTCACGGTGCTGTTCGGCACCTACGTGAACGGACTCACGCTCGGCACCTACTCGTCCCTGTCAGCCTCCCCGATTTGGGCAGCGACCACAGGGTTCGAGTCGTCGCGGGCCTTCATCGACCGCGTCGCTCGGGTGCTGAACTGGGAGTACCGGGTCAACGCTGACGGCACCTTCGACATCAGCGACGACGGGTCCATCTTCAACACGACCCCCTCGGTGCTCGTCCTGCCAGACCACTGGGGCGAACCCATCAGCGACGTGATCCGCCTCGTCGTCGCTGGGAAGATCCGGGCGACGGCGCATGACGACGACTACGCGACGAACGTCGCCGTGATCGACGGGACGTACTCCGGGCAGGCCACCGTCGCGTCGTTCCCCGACAACTTCGAGCCGGGCGACGTCGCGGCCATCAACAAGGTGATCGAGTCCACCGACCTCGGGTCCAACACCAACGCCGCGTCGCAGGCGAGCACCGAACTCGGGTTCAACTACGCCACGAAGAACCTGATCGACATCAGCATCTCGCTGGACGACCCCCGGCAACGGATCTGCCCCGGTGACTCCATCTACGTCTACGACCCGTTGCAAGGGCTGTTCCTCACCGCCGGGACACAGCTCGACATCATGGGACAGGTGATCTTCCCGATCACCGTGGACGTCTCAGAGATGACGTGGCCGGTCACCGAGGGGATGGGCGTCTACGTCATCCTCAACGGCACCTCAACGGTGTGGGACCTGAGCGAGTACGTCTTGTGGGGGAGCGGTGACTGCAACCTGAAGGTGGGCGCGAAGTGGCCGACCATGCGTGAAGTCGTGCAGGGCCGGAACTGATGTCCGACGCTCAGGCCGTGCTCATCGCGCTGGTGCTGCTCGTCGTGTGGCTCGGCTGCTCGGTGGCGATCGGGCGTGTGCTCGGGACGAGGAGAGACTGATGGCCGAAGAACCACAGGTCGAGATCGTCGACCACGCCATCGACGCCAACGCACCCCACGGGGAGAACCCCGAACTGATCGACGAGGATGACGAGCGATGACCCTGTCGACCTCGCAGCTCCGGCAGGAGTGGGCACCTCCCTGCACCGGTCCGTTCGCTCGCGTCCACCTCCACGGCGCCGGGGTCGTCTCGGTGCGGCCGTCGATCGTCGACGCGGTCCTCGCGCTCAACGCCGTGCTCGTCCGCTATGACTACCGGACCCGCGCGGTCGACACCGGGGCCTACAACTGCCGGCGCATCACCGGCGGGACGGGCTACTCGCTCCACGCCTACGGGATCGCGCTGGACATCAACTGGCAGTCCAACCCCTACGGCCGTCCGCTCGTCACCGACATGCCGCGGGCGATGGTCGCCGACATCAAGGCCATCCGCACGAAGTCGGGCCATCAGGTCTGGCGATGGGGTGGCGACTACGCCACCAACAAGGACGCAATGCACTTCGAGATCGTCTGCACGCAGGCGCAGCTCGCAACCGGGATCGCTGGCAGCACCCCCAAACCGACTCCGAACCCCCCTACGGAGGATGACATGACCCCCGAGCAAGACGCTCGGCTCAAGGCCGTCGAGAAGCAACTCGCGACGGTCTCGGCCAACCTCGAAGCACTCGCCGTGAAGGGAGGCTGGGGCCACCCTGAGGGATCCCTGCCGCTCCTGGCACGCATCGCCAAGAAGCTCGGAGCGTGACGTGCTCGGCGTGCTCAGCGCACCCGATGCACTGGTCGTAGCTGCCCTCGTCACCGTCTCACTGCCCAGCGTCTTCGGCGCCTGGAACTCCTACCACGCCAAGAAGTCGTCGCGAGCAGTCAACGACGCGGTCAACAACCGCCCAGCCGGCGACCCGACCCTCTACGAGATGGTCTCCCGCCTCGACCTGAAGGTCGACAAGCACCTCGACTGGCACCGCAACGAGTCCGAGGCCGGCGCACGCGCCGCAGGCGACGCCGGCGGTGCGTGATGGGTCTCCTCGAGGATCTCGAGGCGGCCGAGGCACCGAAGGCCCACGGGTGCAAGTTCTGCGACATCCTCGCCGACCTCCCGCCCGAAATCAGGCACCTGTATGAGCACGGAACCGAGTCGCAGCGAGAGATCGGGTTGCGGTTCGGCCTGTGTCAGCAGGCCGTCAGCAGGATCGTCAGACGTGAAGGCTGGTGAGTGCAAGTGCTGCGCTCGCTCTGTCTCGCACCGCGACCAGGTGCGCGGCTACTGCCCGCACTGCGGCCGCTACCTCCCGCCGAACTGACCCCGGCGGTTGCCGGGATCGCCGGACTCCTCGCAGTCACCGTCGTCGCTGACGTGTGGGTGGTCCACGAGACTCAACTTTCATTCAGGGGCGGCAAATGCAAGTTTCGGGCTCGAAGCTTGCATTTCAGGCTCGAGCGCTACCCCGCAGTCTGACCCGCTCCAAACCCGCAAGCCGACCCCGTCCCCCAAGGGAAAAGGGTGGGGACGGGGTCAGCGCTTGAACCATCGCGCTACTTGCCGCGGGTTGCACCCCTTTCTTTCCGTCAGTGACGTAAGTCGCGACGGGTGACCAACCGGAGGAAACGTGACCGAACGCGTGCTCGCGCTCTGCATCGTCGCGCTCGTCGTGCTGGGCCTCGCCTCGCTGGCGAAGGGCGAGACCGAGGGCGTCGTCGTCAGCGTCACCGCC